CGGTTATCACCCGAGTGCCAGCAAGGATCGTAACCGCCGCGCCGGGAGAGGGCCGGGAGAATACCACGGCCACAGATGCCTTTGATCCATACTTCCTCGGAAAATCGAAAACGGTCTCTTGCACATTGCTCAGGTACCGGCGGAATCCGAGATAGGTTGCCACATACACTTCCTCGATCCCGAGGGCAGACCCCTCGCAAAAAGAGCGGATGACGGAACCGGGAGTCATGTCAGTAATGTTCGGGGAGTTTGCCACGATCCACGCAACCATGTCCGATACTATCTGGTCAAACGATTTCACGGTAAAACTTGACATAAGGTTCTCCTATAGGGCCAAAGATATCGGTAGTGTTTCATCCCTTCCAATAAGAGAGATGGCCACGTTCACGTAAATTACATCGGAATCAAACTCGACGGTGAGGCTTTCCACTGCATGTACCCTCGGGTCTTGCATTATCACCCGGCGTATGGACATCTCCATGTACTTCACCGCCATGCTCGTGCCTGCAAAGCCCGCCTGAGCTATTATACCATATGCCGACTGGGTTATCATGCTCCCGGTCTCGGTATTCAGCCGCATATTGATTGCCTGCTTGACATTTTCCACACCGGCCACGAGGGTAGCGTTACCGGCAGTCAATATGAGGTTCCCCTCGGCGTCAAGAAGAAGGTCGGCTCCGTAAGGATCGCGCTGGGTATCCTCGGAAAGGATGTACCCCGGCTTGCTTTCGTTGTTCGGAGAACCACCGACCTTTTCCTGAACCGGTATGAAAATAACCGACCCCGAGATAAGATCAGCATTACTTAGAATCAATTTATTTGCATACACGATGTTTGGCCAGAGTGTGATATCGCCAAGTTGGGCCAAAGCTATGGATTGCAAAGTGTCTGCTCCCTTTACCGTGTACTGCCTAAGCCCCCTATACGAAAATGTTTTCGATACGGCTTTCCTAGATGATTGTACTTCAGGGGTAGTGGATGTTGCCGCAGAGTACGGGGTTAAACCCCCATCCTCTTCAAGATGAAACTTACCATCAATCTGCCACGACTCTTCTATGTGGTACCCGTACACATGAAGGGAGTTGTTTATTAGCTCGTGGATATATTCCTTAAACCCCTCGTACCTATCACGGGTATACAGCCCCGCGTACCAAGTGTCCTTCGCTATACCGACCAACGCAAAGGCTGATTGAACCAGATTCTTTGAAAGGTCGAGTGGTGAAGTGGCGAACTGGCTGGCATCATTTAGTACTTTATTCCACTTTGATCGCAATTCAAGAGTACGTGCATACAGCATCCCTACCGAGTCGGTTATTGCCTTTATATCCTGATATAATTCCATCGCCTTCATTAACAGTGTTTCGATATCACTTAATGACTTCTCAGGGTATTCGGATATGCTTATGGCATCTTTTTTCACCACATAGTTATCGGCGTTTGAATACACGAATAGGCTTATGGTAAACGGATAGTGCAGGGGGCTCTCTGAGGAACGATCTAGCGAAAAATCAAGTAGAACGCATTTATAGCTTTGCTGGTCGGCAAGATCATATACTCGAAGCTCGTAAGTGTCCCAATTTGCAATATTGTTCTTGTACCGTATTATCCTTTTTTGAAACTCGTAAAAAGCATCTTTACCGGTATAACCAGTAGAATCAACATTACTCATGTTTGAGAAGGTTGGGAAAAGGTGCGAAGTGCCCGATATCCCCTTCAGGGTTATTTGAAGGTTGTCCGGGCCATAGTCGTCAACAAACGCATTACCGAAGGTCTTTGTAATGGAAATACGCTGAGGCTCCTTTATCGAGATAGCCTGCGGGGGGAGAATGAGGGTGAACGACTCCTTTATTTTGTCAGAGTCTTTTTCAACTATTTCAAACATCCAACTCTTCGATACCGGAGGTATCATGGCGGATGGTGTGCTTTCCGTTCTTGCCCTTCCGTAAGGGTACGTCGGAAAGTTTGACTCAAAGTAGGAGTCCCCCATCTTCACCGGGCCGCCAATGAATGACTTCATCTGGTCTTTCAAGCTCATTAGTTCGCCTTTACCTTTGCCTGACCGGCGTTGGATATTTTTACAGTCGCGTTAAGGGTACACGCCCCTCCACCTGACAAAACACCGGCGATCCCGGTCACCGTAAGCGTATCGTCCTTCCTCAGAACCAGTTTACCATCACCTTTCACCTTTGAAGCAGTTGCCTGCATGTTTCCAATTCCGGTAACATTCGTAGTGCATGTCCCGTTCGTTATTCCGGCAGGGATAGTTACCTGTGTCCCGTTTTCAAAGACAAACGCTCCCCCGGCCTTTACTTTGGAAGAGGGAGACCCGGTAAACTGTGCAGGTGTCCCCGATACCGGAAGTTCATAACTGAGGGATGCTCCAACTACCGCTACTTCTTTCGTCGCCATTATTGCAGTACCTCCAAGTTCCCGTTTATGGTTACTCCACTCGACGCCATTACAAAGGTGTTTCCATTTGAGTCGGTGATCTCCACCCCGGCGGCGGCCATCTCTACGATGTTTCCGAAGCTGTCAGTCAGGGTAAGAACTTTTGCATCCCCACCCATCACAACAGAAGTACCATCTGGGGTCTCTACGATTATTTTCCCGTCCTCGTCCACCTGTACCGTCGCGCCGCTCTTGAATATCTTCCGGTACCCAAGGGGCTTTCCGGGCTCGAGCAGTTTTTTGGTATATGCCTTTTCGGCCGAGTTCACTGCGTCAGCAATAAACGCATTGGCAAGATACGGGATTATTGTACCAAGTATTACCGCGTGCCCGTTTCCGTAGGAGGCGTAAGACACCACGACGTAATCACCCACCGCCGGAAGATCAACCGTGCCATAGGGCTCATTCCCCACCAACCCGCAATCGGTCATCACGGGTATGTTGTTCATTTCCTGACCGTCCAAGGTGAGGATGTCACACGCCATGCGCTCCGAATACGTGGATGTTACCTGTGCAAAAAAAGGAACATAGTTTGGAGGTGTCCTTTGCTGTCTGTCGGTGTACCCCACGGCATTCTGGTATACCCGGATGTCATTCGACTGTACCATTTATATCTCCCCTCGAACGAACAACGAGTTTTTGAAAGTCATCGGAACGCTCCCGTTGAATCCACGGGTAACCGAAAGGTCGGATCGAAGTGATCCACCGTATGTCCACACATGGGATATTCCCTCCACGTAAAAATAACCCTCCACCCCATACACCTGAATGCGATCCCCTATCCGGGGGTCTTGCGTGGCGTCGGACGGAACCATCATGGATATCGCCCCGGATATGTACTTGTCATTATTCGTGAACCAGTTTTTCAGGGTCTTGGCACCGTCCAGAGCCACCCCTTCCAAAGTCCCCTTGGTCACTTCGTCCTTCGATCCGTCTTGCGATACCATCCGGGTAAAAAACAGTTCGGTGACAAGCGGTTTTAACAGGAACTGGTTCACCTTCGGGGAATCAATGACGTGCTGGCCAAGAAATATTCGGGTAACATCGCTGAGAAGGAATGCCGGTTCCTTCACCGCATAGGTTGTGTACACCTCATCCATGCTCTTCGCAATTCCGAAGCCGGTAAGATGATCCCGGTCGATGAAAATTATGGGAAGTGCATCGAACTCGTTCATGGGTGCGCCCTTGCCCACCACCCGCCCATTGAACGGGGTGGGACGGAAAACAAGGGACGCTTTTTCGGACAGGCTTACCGTCTTTCCGTTTACCGAAACCTCACGGGGGCCGTTGTCTATCCAGAGTTCATTGAAAGGGCTATCGACGATCTGCTGGACGGTCTCCCAGAGGGTTATCGACATTTCGGTTCCGGTATACAGCGAGTAGCTTTTTGGGGCGACGGGATGGGTGTCCGGAGATAGCCCGGTGGAAACGTCGAAATACGTGTTAAGATACGTCTGGAAGCCGGTTGCTCCGAGCTTCCCGATGAACTTGTACCAAGAGTCTATAACGAGAGCAAGTATCTCGGAGAAGGATGTCCCGTCAGCACTCGCCCTCATCAAGGAGGAAAGCAGTATTTTGGACGCTACCATCCAATCCTTGTCCTTCCCTAGACCCACCCCAAGGCCAAGTCCTAGACTTGCACTTTCCAGTATCCCGCCCATCTGCTTCACGGTGATGGTGGCCCCGCGATTCGGCTTGCCATCCTGTCCGATTGACCCGTCGTAGGAGACCCGCGTGACATACCCGATGAACTTCAGAACATCGAACTCGTATATCCGAACAACGTCCATATTGCTTATCTCGTCAAGGATGTGGACGGTGGCACGCTGAGGGAGAATTGAAATCTGGCAGGAACCTGATATCGTCTTTATGCTCTTCTGGAACCGATAATTGAGAACATCGTTGGTGACATCGCGGGTTTCGATAAGGCTCCCATTACCGTCTGCGGGCCAATCCCAGCGATCTATCTCTACTCGTATTTTGGGGCGTCGTATGGTGTCTGCCATTATTCCAGTGTCCTTTTACCCATTCCATCCGTGTGTTTTACCGCCCCGTCTTTTCCCATAGTATCAATGAGCTGTGCAAACAGCTCCAGTAGCTCTTTGAAGGTGGCATCGGACATTTGCGTCTTAGGATCATACAATGAGGAAACTCCAGACCTATCCAATTTCAAGAAGGACAGGAGCGCAGTTACCATCTCTTCATCCACTTTCTTGTTGGGGCCCTTTTTATCTGACTTTTCAATAAGCGCGGACAATAGATCACCGGCGGTACCAGCATTTCCGTTGGAACTGACGCCGCCTTTTCCTTCTGAGATAAGTTGGGCCGTAGTCTTATTACCGGCATAGGTAAATGCCGCAACCGCGTTATGCCTAAGTGACTCGTCGCTTTTCAAATCCTGTAGAGTTCCAAACATATTGTAGAGTTCTGTGTTAGCTGACGCATTCCTAGCCGCACCTACCCCATGTTCAGCCCCCACGGAGTTTTGGTACACGTACAGGTTGTCCAAGTTCTGTATTGTTTGTTCCTGAACCTTATCTATTTTTAGTTGGGCATCAGGCTGGACTCGAAGTGCCCCCCACTCGGTCACTGTTCTCGGGTCATCCGAGAGCGGCATATTTCCACCCGCCTCTAGGAATCCTTTCATCAACCTTTCTGACATCCCCCTCGCATAGTCTTCCGTCTTGTTAAGAACGCTGTTCTGGGAGTATTTTAATGAGTTCCTTTCCTCTTCGTACTTTTCCGAAGCATGTTCGAGTTCCGACGTGGTGGATAGACGTTGCTTTCGCTCCGCAGGCGTCATACTGTCATACTCTTCTTGACTTTTTCTCCAAGCAGTAACTTGACTCATGGTTGTCCCGGCACCAAGGTACTGTTGTAACCCCAAGTTCAAGGCGTCTTCGTTTCCGCCATAAGCCGATTTCATGTACTCGTATACAGCCGAATTTACGTCTTCAGGCTTCTGCTCCATTGCAAGCATGGTTTCTGTTACTGATTTTCCACTGCCCCGCATAGACATGAATGCAATAATATCTTCCGGGTTTGAAAGGCTTGCGGCACTCTCACCCCGGTTCATTAACTTCTCGGTAAGGGCTACAGCACCCTGTGGGGCCATACCCGGAACGCCTGCAAGTAAAGCCTGCATAAGAGCTACATTTTGAGTTCCGGGGCTGGTCTGGTTTATTCCTCGAGAGGAACGAGAATCCACAATACCCTGCATACCCTGTAGGAACATCCCTTCGTTGCCATGCCCAAAGGAGCGATTGGCCAAGCTAAACATTCCCCGGTTTAGGACGTTCCCGCTAGTAACCCCACCCCGGTTAAGTGAGCCAAGAAGACCGGCAGATACGGATGGGTCTACTCCGAATACGGCGGCGGCCTGTAGGGAATCGGCAATAGTCTGTTGGGTGCTCCCCAGCCCCATGTTCACGCCCGACTGACTTGCGGTATTGTAAAACGACTTTACCATGCCGATGGGGATTCCTACTTCACCAAACCCAACCATCGCACGATCTATGGCCCCGACTCGAGACCCAAGACGCTGAGACATGCCCCCGCCGTAAGCCTCCATCATGCGTTCTTCAGACTTTTTTGATAGCACCTGAACCGCCGCACCTGCGGCACCGATGGCCGCCAACGCGATTCCTGCCGGGCCACCAAGGAGACTACTCGCGGCACCCGCTAGGCCCTTCAGGGCACTTCCGCCACGGCCGTCGCTTATAGACTCCGCTACCGATGTCCCCCTCTCGATAGCACGGGGCACCAACTCCTTATTTTTACTTTCGCGCTGTTCTACGTCCCTGCGCCATTTTGTATCCCGCTCCCCGCGCTGTCCAACGTCATAAGGGGAGTTGCCACCGTGGGTAGCCCCTCCCCCTGCCGCCGTTGCCTTGGAAAACGGATCGGAACCACCGCCGACATTGGCAGAGAGTCCCTTCGCGGCTTCTCCGGCGGCTACATATGCGTCTTTTAATTTCAGTATCTCGCGTGCGGCTTGATCCGCTCCCAAAGCCTCTACACGTATTCTGCTTATTATATCGCCCATGTTGGTTCCTTGCTTCTAATCCGGTTGCTGGAATCCAGCGTTGTTCAACTGCTCTTTGATCTTCCGTATCTGATCCGGGGTGTAGCCGAGCGATTTGAATTGCTTCTCGTGCTCGGTGTCTATCACAGGGTCGGACGCCTTTGAGTGGCTCCAATCCTTGATCTGCTCCGAGGTCGGCAACTCCACCCACGAGAGGTACAGGATATCCTTCTGCCTCGGGGTGAGCTTCTTGTAGCGTTCCTCCGTGGGAAGCACCCGAAAATGGTGGCATATCCACAGGTCTACCGCTACGGCCCTGACGACCTCTTTCGGGTTAGCTTCCTCTAATTCTCGTTTGAAATTCTCCTCGAAAACGCAAGTACCCTTGGAAAAGGGCTACGATGCACGATTCGTCGTAGCACGTCCACGCACTCTTGAACCAAGCGGGACTGCTTTCCGGGATGACGAGCTGGTTCACGTAGGCGGTCGCCTCGACCATCCCGAGATGTTCGGCCGGGAAGGAGTCACGGGAGAATCCTCCGAGTTTGCGGGCGATGTCGGCCTCGATGGCGGCCTTCTCAAAGGGGGTGGGGAAACGGAGGGTGAAGACCTCTCCGTTGTAGGTAACCGTGAACCGCAGGTCATCTTCCTGCAGTACCAGTTTACCGATCTTTACGCTTGACTCTGACTTGCTCATTTGACTCTCTCCTATAAAATTGCTAAAGGGGTGGGAGCTATAAGCACCCACCCCAACCGTCTTAGATCGTCCGTTCGACCGCCATCATCCGCAGGTTCGCGGTCACGTAGCTGTTCGGGGTGATCTGAACCCCGTTGCTGGCGACCATCACCTTCCGGAACTGATTTACCAGTTCCCCGGTGGCCGTATTCAGGAACTGGAGGAGATCGAACTCTCCCGGCTTCCCGTCATTCGACTGCACCTGACTCCGGGTGGGCAGGAACTCGGCAAGAGCCACCTGTCCGCCATCCGGCCACGGGCCCTGTCCCGGCCTTTCCGGGATGAACGTGGACAGCGTGATCGAGCACGAGTACCCCTGACTGTCGTAGTCGATGGGGCCGTGATAATTGAGGACGTTGGCGGGGTTTACCGCCCAGTCTTCGTCGTAGGATGCTCCGGTCGAAAGGCCAACGGCCTTACCGTTTATGAGCACCTGTACCCAGCTTCCTCCCGCGAGGAGTTTGCTTCCCATATCAGATTCCTCCAGTTTCAATTCGTCGCGTCATACCATGATGTTTCACGCAAAGCCATCGAACTTCCAGTGGCCTATCATAGTCATCATGGTGAGCATGGACATCAGAACACCCGCAAATCTCACACACGCCCTTTACCAGCTTGCCTGTTTTCATCGCGTAATGCACCTTGTTATGTGCATTCTTCCTTCTCAGGAACTCGGTATGCTCCGTAGTCCCTTTCAAAGGAACGTATTTTCGATACCCATTCCTTTCGTAATATGCCGCCGTAGCCTTTTTATTCACCTCGTAACCGCGTTCGGTTTTTCCGTAGGCTTTCATCCGGCCGTCTATCTCTTCCTTTTTGGCAAGGTATCGGGCCTTGTCGTAACTGGTTTTACAAGCGATGCACATTCGACCAGTTACAAACTTGTCCCGATCCTTCCTCTTACCGCAGTACGTACATACCTTGGTTTTCGTCCCCGTCTTGGTGTGTTTCGCCAGCCTTTTTCCGTTTACATCCTGCGTTTTCATGTGGTATACCCCCTATTTGAAGTATACCACACTACTTATGCAGTTGCAACCATTTCATGGAAGTGGCTGGTCACAAACTGGAAGTTCACCGGCAACGTCACGTAGGCGTCGTAGTCGATGTACACCGCATCACCAACGATGCTGATTTGGACATTCCACCACGACCGTTTCTCTGTCGGGTGCTTTATGAAAATCCCCAGTTCCTCGTACATTGTGAGACGGCTTTCGACGGCTCCCCGAAGGACACCGCCGACGATGGCCGTTCCCGGCTGTCCTACAAACGCATTCTCCAGATAAACCCGGAGGTCTCTGGAAGCGAAGTACATTTCCGTCACGACCGAGAACTCGTTGAACTTCAGGTCGTTTGTCTGGTAGGTGTTGAACTGCCGGACAAGGCGGGGGACTCCGTTCGGAGAGTAGTTGATCACGGCAACGCCGTTTTTCAGCAGGGTCTCCAACTGGGAGTCCGACAGCTTCCATTCAAGGGCGATGAAGTTCAGCTCCTTGAAGGTGAGCGGCTGGTTGATACCCAAGGCGGTTTTCATCGCCATAAGCATACAGGCCGCGTAACTCGCCCCGTAATTCTGGATGTTCCCGTCAACATCGCGCTGGGTTCCTCCGTTGAACACGTACATGCCGTGTTGGCTGTTCAGCGTGACGGCGGCGGCGATGGCCGTGGACATTTCGGTCGCAAGGATAGCCGTCTTTGCCGGGGCCCCGAGAACGAACTGCCGCTCTTTCCTTCCGGTAACAGAGCTCATCGCGTTACAATGCGTCTTTATCGAAGCATGAACCGCCGAGTCGCTCGACGGAGTGGAGATGAACTGGATGTCCTCCGCCTCGAGAGCGGTGAGGGCCGCTGTCCACTCCGAAGCGGTGTATGCTCCGTCCGTGGCTCCTGCAAGATATGATACCGCGAGGTTGTCGGGTATTTCCCTGTTGACCGCCGCATTCGCCGCCACCGCGCTGAGGCGTGCTGAGTTGGCGTTCACCGTGTCGATGATCGCCTGAAAGGTGCTCTGGGCAGTGTACTGGGCCGCGATGCTCTGCGCGGTTACCGCGTCGAGCTCGGACGGGGAAGCACCTTCCTGACCGGCCACGGGGGCACAGGTGAACAGGGCTTGGGTGTTTATGTACGCGCACATATCCCCGATGGTCGAATAACTCGCCAACTGGATACTGATACCCCCGGCCGACGTGACAAGGGTTTTTGTTCCCGAGTTGTTCACGATGGTCATGGTACACGCGCCGCCGTATGCGATGGTGAAAGAGGGGCGATAGATGTTGTCGAACACTTCCGGGGAGTCCGACTTGAACGAGACCGTCATCTTCTTTCCGTTCACGGTACCGTTTTCCGTAAGAACTTTGATCTGGTTCGTGTACACGCCGTAGTCGCGGGACTTCAGCGTAATCATCGGGTTCGCGCCCTTAACCAAATTGCGAGTTGCCTGCGTGGCAGAGTTTACCCGCATGGCGAAGATGCGCTGGGGACTTACCCCGGCACCCGGATCGAAAGCGAGACGCACGGCGTCCATCAATTCCCCACCTTGGAGAGCACTTACCGCTTCGGAAACCGTGTTGAACTGCAGGAGAGTCGTAGGCATACCACCTACGGACTGTCCCATTATCACACCGTTGTTCGCGGAAGCAAGACCGGCCGCTCCCCTTATAGAGTCAATCCGGGAATACGCACCCGGAATGATGTGGGAGCTGATCTTACCGGCACTTTGAAACGTGCGAAAGTCAAGACTCATTTTTAGTCCTCCATAAGATTAAGAACCGCTTTCCACGATTCCTTTGATTTCATTATACCACGAAAGCGGTCTTCGGAATACGCCCGGATGTACTTGTCTGCTCCGGCGTCATACAGCTCGAAAAACTTGGCAATTGTGATATCCCCAGAAACAACTTCACCGGTCTCTTCGCCCTCAGCAACCGTGGCATCAGAAACCTTTGTAGACCCCTTCGACATCTATGTCCCCCTTAACTGAAATTCGGAAGCGTCGAAGTGTCGATTGTGGTAATTACGCCAATCGAAGTATCGAACACCGCCGCAGAGTGATCCAAAACCGCACTCACCTGTACATTCGCCCCGTACAACAACATCCCGAAGTCGAGGTTTATGTCCCCGGTACGCCTTCCGCTCAATGATCCGACATCCATCGAATACTCGGTATGAATATCGGATTTTTTCTGAACGATGAAGTGCGTAACCATGTCAAACAGGAAACTCGTTATATCCTTGTTTTCACTCCAGATATTGAAGTCGATGGAGCTTCTCGTCCTGAAGGTGCGCTTCGTCCCGACAATATAGCCATTCAAGGCGACGACCGCCTGCATCTTCGCCCATGCGGTGTCCGAAATATGAATCTCTTTCGCCTGCCGGTACCCGTCGAGGGTTGCCATGTCGGCCTCCCGGAAAATGACCTCTTCCCGGTCGTCCCCGAGTACATTCGAGTCCTCCGTGGCATTTGAGTCCGCGATGGTGATGGATGGGAATAGGTTCGCCGTTTTCGGCTGTTCGAGGATATCCTGCGCCAGCATGATGGCAAACGGATGCACCGTACCTACCCGGAGGTTATTGAAGTTCGGGAACATCTCGGAGTACCCCATCTCGTCAAAAAACTCCCGCACGAGGCGGGAGAGAACCACTTCCGGGTTTTGGGAATCGAGTACCCGGACGAACCGCTGATTCGCGGCGGCCGGTCGGATATACGCACGCGATGTCTTGTAGGTTGTTCCGCTCATTTTATGTCAGCCTCCAGTGCCTCTTTCAGTATCCCCTCGGCGAACGGTACCATGAAGTCGATAACCGCCTGACGGATTGGCCACGGCTCTTTTTCCGGGACGATCCACGACATCGGGTCGCTTGCCGCCGACACTATCCGGAAAGTGAAGTATCCCCCGCGCTTCGACTTCGAGGTGCTCTGCTGGAGCTTCACCATCCCGGCATACTTTCCTGATTTGTGGGCATAGGTTCCGAGGAGCTTCCCGTTGTCCATGATTGTCTTCGTCTGTTTCCCGAGCTGACTATGCCTATCATACCGGGAACCCCACACGGTACCGCCCCCGGCGGACGAACTCTTGTAGGAGGTTCCGGGGGTGGGAGATGCTCCGGCCGCCTTCAGCCCGTCAACCCGTTTCACCTCGGCCGAGAACGACTTGTACACCGAAAGCGGCATCGGATCGTTCCGGGAGCCTCCGGGAGCCCCATGCCGGAAGGTGACGATATTGTACCGTCCATTCTTACCGGATCGGGACTTCGGCCCGTTCAAAAGGCCGGGCTTCAAGTCGATGGGCCCGTGGCCCGCCTCCAAGAGGTTCGTAACCCCACGGCCGTCCTTGGTGGTATAGTCGGAGTACACCGACCACGCATACCGGCCAACCTGTTCCCTCTTTATTGTCCGCTGGTAGTTCCTTCCGTTCACCACAAAGGGAAGGCCGGGAAGAGCCGCCCCGGATGCGGCGTTTATCCACGCCTCTTGGTACATCGTGGACAGCTTCTCGACAGCCCGCTCGGTGTGCATGAGGAGGAGGTTCCCCTTCCCCTTTTTCATAAGCTGTACGAACTCGGGGATGATGTCCTGTACGGATACCGTGAGCTTCGCCATCTTAGAACTCCACCTTGTCGTGGACGTGATCGAACTGCTTCACCCCGATCCGGTTCACAAACGCCTTGTTCTCCGAATTCCGGAGGGTGTGCATCTGGTCAAGGGCGATGTAGGTCGGATGGTAGGTGAACTGTGCGGTGTAGGGTGTCGCCGGTTTTGTCACGTTCCATTTCAGCTCGTTGCGGCCGTAGAGCTCCACGTCCTTCCCGAACCCGGTGGAATACTCGTGACCGGCAATGTCGATAACCCGGAGAAGACGGGACAGGTCATAATACGCGGAGATGACATCGTTCCCGGCAGTAACCCCCGGAGTCACCACCGCCCGGCCCGTCTGCTCCACCGCCATTGCCGTGAAGAGGTCGTCCGGGGCAACCTGAGCCCAGTACGGGGTGACAAGGGTGGCATCGGCATTCTCCAGCACGTAGGGTTGCTGGTACCGCATCTTCGGAGTTATCCCGGTCAGCATGAACTCGAACGGACGCTGGTACACGTAATCGACTTCCAGAACATCCCCGGCTATCCACGAGGGCATCGCAGAGAGGGTGATGTAGACCTTGAACGACGAGGCCACGGTATACGTCAGGGAGCGCGTCACGTTACGGACACGGGATACGGATTTTATCGAACCCTCGAACTGCTTTCCCTTGGTGGAAAACCTCGGGGCAATTACCCGGAGGACGTTCGTACCGTACACCTCGCTGTTCTCCGATACCACAGGGATGTCCGGGTCGTAGTCGTAATCCATCGTCAAGACTTCAAACACCTTCGGGTAGGGCCGGGACAACTGAACATACGACCCATCCGTGGGTTGAATTGCCTCGAGGGGCAGTGACGCCCCGTGCCGGTTTACCGTCGCCGATCCGGGAACAAGCGGGCCGACCTTGGGAAACACCCTCCCGTTCTCATCATGCCGGGATACCTCATTGAGGAGATGGAGCTTTCCGGGGCTTGTGTATATTTTTCCGCGCCCTTTGCACACCGGGCACATGGTATCGGGCTGTCCCGTGTCGGAACGCAGGCAGGGGCATACGATACCTGAAACCCACCGCAACCACTGAGCGTGTCGCTGGAGGGCCTCCTCGTATCTCCGTACCGTCTGGAATGTTTGGAAGGTACCCATGCCTACCTCGATCCAACAAACCCAACAGGTATGGGCGCGTACTTGTACCGGTTGCGAGACAGGAAGTCCTTGATCTCGTCCTGATACTGTTTTATTCTGGCACCGAAATACGCGCTAGTCGCGCTCTGGGTCGAACTGAAACTTTCCGAAAGTCCGTCAAGGCTGACCGACTGCGAAGAGAAACCGGCAAGGAGACCATCACCGATAACCGCAAGTGCCTTTATTGTGGCGTACTTTCCAATGGCGGAACGAAGGCCCTCCGGAACGAAGTCAGCATTCTCGTACCCGGTTTCATAATCGAACTCGAACGCTCCGGGGTACCGAGTGGCCCCCATGTTCGACCACATTCCACCGTAGGCCGCGTAGGGGCCATAGGTCATTCCCGTGGTGGGAAACATGCGTACCTGTCCGAAGCCCTTCTCGACCCGGAGCCACTTGTTTTCGACCATATCCATAATTTGACCCTGAACCGGGGTAAACCATACCGCTCGGGTTACCTTTATGATGGGAAAGTGCCTGAGCTGGACGAACCCGTATTCCGACCATTCAAGAGGGTCGAAGTCATACGGCTCATCCTCGTGGGTGTAGTCCACCCCGGCACGCCATTGCCTAGCTCGGGTGAGGCCGTCGTTCGTCTTGGATACGAAGGTCTTGTACACCCTCCTCCGGATATCCATAGTCAAAAAGTCCTCGAACTCCCCGATTGCCTCATCTACCAATTGGTTGAACTGAGCATCGGAGAACTCGCTCTGCGCGATGTCGGAGCCGACACAATCCACCCCGAACAGCATGGTGTACCGGATGTCGTCGGCGGTGTACAGGTGACCCCATTCCCCCGGAGGAGGCGAATAATTCCCGAAAGAATATCCGACCTTCTCAGCCTCCGACCCGACACGGCGGGGATCGGACAATATGCTTTCCGAATAGTCGATGGAGTTGTAGTAGGCTGTCTTGTACCAGTGGGAGGATATTCCTCCGGTATCATCATAAAAATAAACGGTACGATCCACCGTCAGAATTATCCGGGTGGGGTCGGAAGTTATTTCCGCGTATATCCCCTCGGCCGAATCTGAGCGGTACACCTTCACCCGGTCGTACTGCAACAGAACCTGAGAGATATTATCAACGTCAATGGAAAGTCTGTTCATGTCGAACCCCTTAGAATGTA